AGTCGCCTTATCTTTTGAGATGTTGGCGATCGTCTCCAGCGTCAGCGCTTGCGACATCGGCAAAAGAAATTTAAGAGTCCAGATCAACTTTTTGTAGATGGGCGCATTTAGCACCGTCGTTCCGTATGCTGTATCAGTTGCCCCCACCCATTGCGGTTGATCGCGATCGTACCCACCGGGGAGGAACTTTTGAATTCTGACGGTGCGAGTTCCTAGCTGAATTTGAAGTGCCCGTAGCATTAGAATCCGCCCCCCCGCGATCGTGCTGAATTTTGACTCATCTTGTACATAATATCCCCCGCGTCTTTTCCAGGATCGGGGGTGGTGACGTTTAGAGTGCGAGGGCTGGAAAGCGTCGCATTAATCAGCACGTCAAGTTTGTCTGTGATGTCTCGATTCCCCGCACCCACCCCGCCTTTTGCCACTTGCCCTGCGATATCCGCGAAGCCGCCTTGCTGTAATAGTTGGGTGAAAAATGGGTTGTCTTTTTGTAGTCCTGCTTGCCCTAGAAGTGCCGATCGTGGATCAGCCCCGGCCGTCGCACTGCTAAAAGCTCGTTGCGCCGATCGTAAATCGGTGTCAGCTTTTGAGCCGAAGTTTATGGGGCCGGCTGAAAATGTTTGAGCGTTCGCGTCACTTGCACCGCCCGATCCCCCTGGTTCAGCCGCCCTTGCAGTATTACCCCCGCCCTGTTGTTGTGCAGTGGCGACCGCCTTAGCTTTCGTCTCTGCCAGAGCTAAAGCGTCAGCCTGCTGTCTGGCCGACTCTGCGGCGTTGGCTTGGGCGGTTGCTAATTGTTGGCGGGTTGCTAATTCTGCCTTGGCGTTGTTGGCAAGTTCTGTCTGTGCTGTCAGGGCCTCCCTGGTTTGTAGTGTCCGCTCTTGCGACAAATCTTTAACCTGCCTGGCAAGTTCAACCTGACTTTGAGCTAGCGTGACCGCCTGCTCATCGCCTTGGATCTGTGCTTTTTGTAGAGCAAATTGAGCTTCCAACTGTGCTGCCGCCGCCTTGGCTTCTCCGATTCTCGCCTCATTTACCGCAAGCTGAGCAGAGATTTGATTACGCTTCGTGTCGATTTCTAGTAGTACACGCGCTTGGTTTTGTTCACTTTGCAGCGCCGCGCTCTTCTGTGTCGCTAGCTGATTTTCCAGGGCTAGTTTAGCTTTCAGCGCCTGCTCATCCGTTATGTTTGCAGTAAGTCCACCCGCCGCCGCTTGCTGTGCTAGTACATCCTGCACAGGCTTTGAGTCTTGCCCAGTCTGCAATCGCTTCCGGGCCTCATCTGCACGGGCTAAAGTTTCCAGTCCGATTTGAGTCCCGCCCTGTGCCGATTGTGCCTGTGCATTAGCGAGGCTGTTCCGGGATTGAGTGAGCTTAAGCGATTGATCTAGGGTGCTGTTGAGGTTGTCGAGGTTAGCTTTTTCCCGCTCAGCCGATCGCACACTTGCGTCACTCGCAACTTTAGCCGCCGCCGCCCGACGATCGATCGCCTGAATCAGCACCTCTTCCTTGGCCTTTTGAACCGCTAATTCATTCTGAGCAGATTTAACGACAAGAGCACTTGATTGCTCAGAGATTTTAGCCCGTCTCTCCTGTGCCTGAGTTGCTGTGATCAATTTTGAGCTTTCGAGTCGATTGATTTCATTGGTTTGTCGCTGAAATTCTGCGCTCTGTTGCTTGGTTCCGCTGGCTTGAATCTGAGCCAACTGAAGCGCCGCGTCCTTCTGGGTAATCGATCGCGCCGCCAATTGTTGGGCCACGATCGCCGTCTGTGCTGATTCAGCCTTGGCGAGTGAGGCGGTACGTTCGGCATTCAAAGCGCCGAACCCTTTGAGGGCTTCCTGACTAGGGTCTACCTTTTTGGCCTTGGGCCTGACAGTCAAGTCCCGATTGGCATCCGGCGCTATTGATGCCAGCCCTTCAAAAGGTGCGATCGGCTTCACTGGCTTGGGTAGTTTTGCCTCTGCCTTGTTCTTTGCTGCCTGCTCATCTACTAGTCGATTAGCCAGAGCTTCTGCTTCAGTTTTGCCTCTGCCTTGTTCTTTGCTGCCTGCTCATCTACTAGTCGATTAGCCAGAGCTTCTGCTTCTTGCCCTGCCTTGCCAGTGTCGAACGGATTGAACCGGTTGATCTTCTTTTGGTCAAGCTGAGCGAATAATTGCTTATCGAAATCTTGCCCGCTTATTCCAGCCTCTCCAGCCCGTGCCTTAGCCGCCGCCCCCTCAGCACCGCCCGTCGTGGTCGCCGCCTTCACGCCTCCAGCTGCATCCACCAAGGTAGCGGCAAAATCGATCGCAATCTTCAGCGCCTCGCCCAGCAGTTTGATCATCTCAGATATGGCTGAGATGGTATCTGAGATCAGTTGAGGATTGTCTCTTAGCGCCTGAGTGAATGCCTTAGCCGCATCGATCGCCACAGTGCCCAGAGTGTTAACTCCAGATCTGAGGGCTTCAGATAGCGCGTTGCTTAGTTCCTCGTTGTTGGCAATTTCAGCGCCGAACGCTTCAGCCTGGGTTTTTAATCCATCAAAAACGCCTGTGTCAGCCGCCGCCTTTAGCGAATTGCCAAACAGATCAAGCAGTGCCCCCGCCGCGGGCTTGAGAGAATCGAATAACTGTAGCTGTGCTTGGGTGTAGGTATTGGTAATCGATTGGATCTTCCCGCCGATCGTATTCGCCTGATTAGCCAATACATCGCCAAAGCGCCCGCCCTCACTGGTCAAGGTGGAGATCGCCCTTTGCAGATCTCCGAACTGGAGTGCACCTTGTTTAGCCAAGGCTTCGACATCTTTTTCAGATACGTTTAGCTGCTGAGAGAGCGTTTGGAGGATCGGGACTCCAGCTTTGGAAAGCTGTCGAATCGATTGAATGGTCAACGTACCCGACGCTGCCGCCCGCCCGTAGATGCCCGACAGCTTATCGATCGATTGCCCCGTTCCAACTGCAATCGCTGAAAGCTGAGTGAGGGTAGGGGCTAGCTGTTCAGCGCTGACATTAAAATTTAGGAGCTTCTGTGCCGCTTTGTCGAGCGTTGGGATATCGAACGCCGCAGGTGCAGCATTAGCTACGGCGTTGAGTGCCGCTTTAGCGCGATCGGCATCGCCAATCAGGGAGGTAAAGACCGCCTCGAACTTCTCAAATTTAATGCCTTTAGCGAAGGCCTCCTCCGTCTGCCCAATGACTTTTGAGGTGATTGCTTGGAGTCCGCCGCTAACCAGATCGAATGCTTTTAGCGCGGCGTTGCTGAATGAATTACTGAAAGCCTCGCCCGCACTTTTGCCCGAATCCTCAGACTCCTTTGAAACATTAGACTCCTTTGAAACATTAACCTCGACCTCAATCTTGATGTTTTGGGCTGCTGTCCGTTGCAACTCGATGAGCAGATCGTTGGTAATCTTGATTTGCTCTAGCGTATCCCCAAGGGTCACGCCGATTCTGACTTGCAATTCTTCAGGACTTGGCATTGGTTGGGGAGGTAGAATAGGGGCGCGATCGAAACCTGGAGGTGATCAAGTGGCGATCGCTAATCACAAATCTATGGGCCTAGAATCATGACTAAATTAATGATACCTTCTAATTCTGCTGCGATCGAATGCCATTTGTAGAGCGCGGGGCTGCTGCTGATAAAGGCGCGGGGGCATTTCTATCAATCAGAAACGCCCTTTATCTTACTCCTTCTACAAGAATAACTACCAAGAAACAACACTGCCCATGAAGTAGGCACCCAGAGTATCCAACGATCGACGCTCTTTACGAGAGCATCTGTCTTCGTATTTTTCAGTGATCCCGTGGACGTTTGGAAAAATACACATCCCATCACGGGCCTCGTGCCCGTTAGCTTGCAATTCGGTCGCCATCTCTTTGGCGATGGCGATCACGTTCAGCGTGACATAGCCGCGCTCGACTGCCTCTGAGTCTCCGTAGACTGTCTGGGCTTCTTGTAGTGATAGGGTTGGTGCGTTCATCTCGGTGTCCTCGTTTTGTTTGGTACTCTTTTATTATAGTCCCTGACTTAGGGTCTGTCAATCCCTAACTTAGGGACTAAGATGTTTTTTCGTCGAATGGAATATCAGAAATCTTATAGGGGAGGTCGCCCTCCCCCCGGCAATTAAGTTCCTTCTCGATAAGAGAGAAGAGAGTTTCTGCTAGCTCAATATCGATCGCCTTTTGACCGGGGCGATCGATATTGCCTAAAATGTGACGGAGCATTAATGGTAGTGATTCGATCGCGAAGCTCAATGATTTTAGCCGCGCCGTTTCAATCGTCTTTAGGCTCTCCTGAAATACGGCGATCACTTCACCAACAGCCTCGATCGCCATATCCACCCCGGCGCTCATGTTGCCCCTACCAAGTATTTTCGCCATGACCTTGTTCTCTGGTTTAATTGTGAGATTTGTTCTTACCGTGTTGATTCCGATCTCCCTGGCGTAGGGATTTAGAATCTTTGGATTGAGGTTGCGATAGGGATTGTTCATTTTTTAATCCGAATACCGGGGCGCTACTCCCGGCTGTGCGCGGGGGGCATTTCTATCAATCAGAAACGCCCTTTATCTTGCTCTAGGCGGTACAAGGCATCACAAGCATCCTCAATCAAGCCGATTCCTTTCTTTGAGGAAAAGCTTGCTTTATCCCCATTGAATTTCTCGCCCAAAACATGAAATACCATGAAGTTAGCGAACTCGACAACTGCTTGCATTTCTTCAGCGCGATCGCTGATCACCCATCTTCCCTTAGCAGTTTTGCCTCTAACCTGCTTCATGTGGGCAGAGATTCTGCCTAGTACTTCTTGTGCCAGTTCTTCACCTTTAGACGAGCTTTTTGAAATCACTTCTTTTGTGAGCAGTAATGGCTTGAGTACGTTGGTTGTTTCTGGCCCAGTCGCACGGTAAAATGCCCGGTACAACTGCACAATTCTTTGAGGAATTGCGATAGGGCTAGGGTGTGTGGCTACGGTGGTTTCACGTTGCTCTCCCGCTACAATAAATTCCGCTTCCGCTTTGGAAAATGAAAGCGTCTGCATCGGATCGTCAATCCCTGCCTCTTCTAAATCCTTTGCCCATTGGTTCGCCTCATCAATCTGCTGTTGGATCACTGCCTCTTGATGCTCCCCAAATCGAGAGTATTTCAATGCAATGCGATCGCG